TATTAGATCACCTGCACATAAAAGATTACAAGGTCACACCAAAATCTAAGATGCCACAACTACCAAAAGATTATCTAAGAACACACAATAATAAATGTCTACGTATGATCGCAAAGGCAAGAGAGTATGACAAAGCAGTTAATACTTTCATAGATGGACTATTAGAATATGTGCATGAGGATAGAATACACGCTGATATAAATCAGATCAGGTCAGACACAGGCGGCACAGTTACCGGTAGATTCAGTATGTCTAATCCTAACCTACAACAGATACCTGCGAAAGGTTATATTGGTAGCAAGATGAGAGAATTATTTATACCGGAGGATGGCTGTGAGTGGGGCAGCTTTGATTATTCACAGCAGGAACCACGTATTGTTGTGCACTATGCGATTAAATTGGGTCTGCCAGGCACAGAGAGTCTTCAGGATGAATTTGATAGGGATGATGCCGATTTCCATCAGATAGTCGCTGACATGGCTAATATCTCCAGGAAACAGGCAAAAACAATCAACCTAGGTCTTTTCTATGGTATGGGTAAGATCAAATTACAGAGAGAGTTGGGTCTGGACCAACGACAGGCAAAAGAATTATTTAACGAGTATCATAGTAGAGTGCCTTTTGTCAGACAGCTATCACAAGAATTGATTGCCTTTGCAAAAGAGAATAAATTATTATTCACACTACACGATAGGTTCTGTAGGTTTGATAGGTGGGAGACGACAAACAAGGAGTGGAATCCTGAAACAAACAGATTTAACGAGGTACCATTATACACAAAAGAACAAGCGATGGAGGCATTTAAGGCAGAGATGCTAGATAAATATAAAGAGAACAAGATAGATGCAAACTACATGGATTATTTTGAGAGATACTACACACCTGCATTTACATACAAAGCATTAAATAGATTGATACAAGGATCTGCCGCAGATATGACAAAGAAGGCTATGGTGGATCTACATGAGAAAGGTATAATACCACACATACAAATACACGATGAATTATGTATTTCGATTGACGGAGGCTACACAGCCAACATAATTCAGAATGTAATGGAACAAGCAATACCTCTTGAGGTTAAGAACAAAGTTGACTTTGAATCTGGACCAAATTGGGGTACAATAGGATGAGGATAAACTATGGCTTATTTAAATGCAAACATACCACCTGTTTACGCACAGATAAGGAGAGAATATTTATATGACTTACAGAAACATCATGGAGAAGTTGAGGACTGCATTATCTTTGGTATATCAGCTCTTACTGGAAGGAGCATACTTTGGCATGCTATTATGGAAAACGGTGCAATATTTTATCGCCTACCAATTAGCGCGTTTATTCAAAAGGGATTTAAGCCATCCGACGTGCCCACAAGAAGACTTGATGAACTACAGCTCTGGAATTGTTTTTCTTATTATCCTGCTGTCACTTCTTGGGACATTTTAGAATCACA